AAAGAAACACGCCAGGCATGGCAAGAGTTATTATATTCAATACAAGATATAGAACATGAAGTATATAACGTATGCGTACCCGATTGTATATATCGTGGTCATTGTTATGAATATAAGTCGTGTGGATATCATAAGACCGAAGAATATAAAAGGGATTTAGAAAGATATAGAGCGGGTATTAATTAATTATGAAAGAAAGTTAAGTTTATTCTTGATAATAATAAATATTTAAGTTATAATAATATTAGTCCAGAACTGGACAAATATTATTAAAAGAAGGTTTTATTATGCAATGGATTTATTTACTTTTAGCTATTATACTTGAAACTGTAGGAACTACTTTAATGAAGATGTCTGATGGATTTGCGAAGTTATGGCCGACTGTAGGGTCACTTTTATCATATGGAGCATGTTTCACTTTTTTATCAATAGCATTAAAAAAAATACCTGTTGGTGTTGCATATGCTATATGGGGAGCAGCTGGAATTACAATCATTTCAGTAATAGGTATTATATTTTTTAAAGAAGAAGTTAATGTTTTGAAAGTTTTATCGATACTTTTTATTGTGGTTGGAGTTATAGGACTAAACATATCTGGAACTAGTCACTAAATCTATTATTACAATAAAAGAAAGAGAGAATGTGATTATATGGATGAAGAAAAAGAATTTACTGAGTTAATAGATGTTTATTATCAATCATGGTTCAAAATTAATGAAATTTATCATGTTTGGTCAAGGAAACATGGAATACAGGATACGACTTTATTTGTTCTATATGTAATAAACGAAAGTCCAACTTATTGTACTCAAAATCATATTTGTGACAAATTATCGTTGCCCAAACAGACAATTTCATTAATATTATCTGAGCTTGAAAAAAAAGGATATGTTTTGAGAGAATTAAATCCTAAAGACCGAAGGAACAAAGTCGTTAGGTTTACAGAGATGGGAGAACAATATGCAAATGAATTACTTAAAAAACTCAAATATTCAGAAATAGAAGCTTTAAGCACCATGTCACAAAAACAAAGACGGGATATGGTAAATAACCTCTCTTTATTATCTGATATATTAGAGAAGAGTTTTTCTAAATAATCTATTCTGTTTAAAATATTACATTATTGAGAAATAAATTTTTAGCCCCCCCTATGTTGGGGGATTTTTTATTGAGGGAGCGGATACCACTAGCCCCCATTTACTTACTCAATTTTCCCTAAATGAGATTTTAAGAAACACAAATAGCCCTCAAAGATAGCTTTTCTTTAAAGGCTTATATTTTTCGTTCCTAGAAAACTCAAATATACCACTCGATCGATCGAGTTAAAATTTGCGGGTGATCCGGTTGCAACCTTGTTTCGTTCACCGTTTAAATTATGGACAACTTTATAAATTTTTATACATGATAAAATTAGAATTTAAAATGTAAGATCAAAAATTAATACTATATATTAATTTTTAATCTTAAATAATAGATCAATATCATATATTAATTTATAAAAAAGTATTAAATATTAGTTGTTTATTTAATATTTAATTTTAACTTAAAAGTTAATGTTTAATATTAGTATATAACATAGTTTATATGTTAATATTAGATATTAATATTTAATATTAATATCATGTTATGATATCAAAGATTGATATTAGATTTCGAGAAAGGAGGGCGGATCATTTGGCAAGACCAAGCAAAAGCGTTGCCGTTATGAGTAAGAATCTTACTCATGAGGAACGCCAAGCCCGATTAAATACCGAAACTAAGTTAAAAGGAAATGCGGACAAGCTAAAGCCACCCGCCCACCTTAACAGTAATCAAAAAAAGTTATTCAAGTACATAATAAAAGAACTTGAACAGGCGGACATATTAGGAAATTTGGACGTGTATATTTTGGAAACGTGCGTTATTGCCATAGATCGAAAAAGGGAAATAGATCGATTAATAAACGAGGATATAACCCAGGCTTTCGATCCCCAGGTAATAGGGGCAAAAAAGAAGTATACCGACGAGTTATTCCGTTGTTGTAATGAATTGAGTTTAAGCCCACAGGCTCGGGCAAAATTAGGCAACATTAATTTAGAGGCTCAAAAGCAGAATAGTGATCCATTATTAAAAGTTTTACAAGGTAGGCGGGAATCATGACGATCCTAGACCACCCAAGCTATATTTATACATTGGACGTATTGAGCGGGAGAATTAAAGCCCCTAAATATGTCATTATTCAATGTAATCAGTTCCGTTTAATGGCGGAGGGTAAAAGTAAAAAGTATACCATTGACCAGGAGAAAGTCGAACTTATCGACGATATCCTCGATATGTTGGTAATGCCGAAAGGATTGAAAGCGGGGCAACCGATCCGAGATTGTGTTGCGGGTTTTCAGTTCTTTTTTATTGTCGCCGTGTTATGTGCGGTTCATAGGGATAATTTAGCCCGTCGAAGATATGAAACCGCAGTATTGGAGATATGCAGAAAGAACGGAAAAACGTTCTTAGTTGGTTTAATCTTTATACTTTTATTTTTGCTAGAGCCTAAATATAGTAAGTTCTATTCAGTCGCACCCGACGGATCACTATCGAGGGAAGTAAAAGAGGCGATCCAGGAGATTATCGGATCAAGCCCCGTACTAGAGAACAAATTTAAGATACGACGGGACGATATTTTTTGTAAGATCACAGAAAATAAATATGTGCCGTTAAATTATTCAAATAGTAGGCTCGACGGTAAGTTACCGTCAGTATTCCTAGTTGATGAAGTTGGAGCACTACCCAACCCCTACGCCGTCGAGGCTATGAGATCGGGACAGTTAACCATATTAAATAAACTAGGTTGTATTATATCCACTAAATACCCGACGATCGATAACCCTTTCGAGGACGAAGTCGGTTACTGTAAAAAGGTACTGGACGGGCTAGTCAATGACGATACTATTTTCGCCCTATTGTATGAACCCGACGACGTGATCCATTGGTCAACTAATGACGAAATCCTGGAACATGGAAACCCGTTAGCGTTAGAAGTTCCCGAGATCATGGAGGACTTAAGGAAAAAACGAGGCGTTGCGATCGAAGTACCTAGCAAAAGAGAAAACTTTATTACTAAACATTGTAATATCATTTATCAAGGGCTAGGGACGGAAAGTTATATCGACGTTAATGTATTACGTGAGGGGATCGTCCCAAAAATTAATTGGTTTGGGCGTAACGTATGGATCGGGCTTGACTTAGCATTAACAAACGATAATTGTTCCGTGGGTATGGTTAGCGAAGAAGATGGCGACATCTTAGCGGAGGCGATCGCATTTATTCCCGAGGACAGGATCGAGGAAAAGTCAAAGTTTGAAAAGATCGATTATCACGAATTTGTTAGAACTATGAAAGCAATAGCGTGTGGAGATATGACCGTCGATTATGCGGTCATTGAGGACTTTATATTAAACTTAGAGGCTGAATATGGGGTTACAGTAATGGGAATAGGTTACGATCGATATAATTGTTTAAGTACCGCCCAAAAGCTAAAGGAGGGCGGTTATAAGGTCGTTGAAGTGCGACAACATTCAAGCGTATTGCACCCACCTACAAAGCTAATAAAAGAATGTATCGAAAGTAATAGATTCAAGTATGAAAGTAATTTACTTTTAGAAATCAACTTTCAAAATGCAAGAGTTACCGAAGATACAAACTTAAATAAATACGTCAATAAAAAGAAATCTAACGGTAAGGTCGATATGGTAGTCAGCTTAATTAATGCGGTTTACCTTATGCAACAAGACGTTATTTTCAATACTGGCGGGGACTTTGTTATTCAAACAGTATAGAAAGGGGGTGATTAATATTAGTTTATTTGGTAGTTTTTTTAGGTCAATTCGTGAAATGGTTAATCAAGGCGATTCGGTCACATTAGAGGACTTAATCGGGCAGTTATCAGCCCAGGAAGTTGAAAAAAATATGTTTTTAAACATTCCGTCGGTGAGTGGCTGCACAAACTTAATTAGTGGTACGATCGCAAGTTTACCCGTCAAACTTTATAAGAGTGAGGGCGGGAAAGTAAGCCCGATTGATACAGATCAAAGGGTTATTTTATTAAATGACAACACAGGGGACACCCTGGACGGCTTTCAGTTTAAACAAGCTATAGTCAACGATTATTTACTACATGGCGGGGGTTATGGATATATAAACAGGCGAAGAAATAACGTAACCAGTTTACATTATGTTGAAAATGTCAAAGTTGGAGTAAGTAATGGGACTGATCCGATCTTTAAGAAATCCGATCTATTGGTTAATGGATCAACTTATCAATTATATCAGTTCTTAAGATTACTTAGAAAATCCAAAAACGGGAGCCAGGGCGTAGGAATCTTAACCGAAAACTATGAGCCGTTAAAAGTGATCTTTAATACTATGCGTTACGAGGGTTTATTGGTATCAAGTGGAGGCAATAAGAAAGGCTTTATTAAGTCAGAAAATAGATTGTCACCCGAGGCAGTCGCAGAACTTAAGCGACAATGGAACGATATGTATAGAAATAATAATTCTAATTGTGTCGTTTTAAACAATGGCTTACAGTTCCAGGAATCCGCTAACACGTCGGTAGAAATGCAGTTAAATGAGAATAAGAAAACTAACGCCGTGGAAGTGTGCCGAATGTTCAATATGCCCGAAAATATCCTAAATGGTACGGCTACAGATGAAGAATATCAGACGTTCATTAAAATAACTATTTTACCTATAATTTCACAGTTTGAAACCGCATTAAACAACGCCTTACTCAATAATGACGAGAGGGCGTTATTTTATTTTAAGTTTGATACTAAGGAATTATTAAAAGGTGACTTACTTAAGAGAATGACGGCGTATCAAATCGGGATCAATTCGGGCGTTATGCAGATCGACGAGGCACGTTATAACGAGGACTTAGCACCGTTAGGGCTAGACTTCATTAAATTAGGCTTACAAGATGTATTATACAACCCTACAACTAAGGAAATATACACGCCTAACACGAACCAAACTAAGGACACAACGAAAGGGGGTGAGGTAGACAATGAGGATCGAAATAAGAGCGGATCAAGTGATAATTGACGGGTACGTCAATGCAGTTTGTAGAGATTCCAAGCCCCTTTTAAGCCCACAAGGTTTATTTGTGGAGCAGATCAAAGAGGGAGTTTTCCAAAGGGCACTAAATAAAGCCCAGGACGTACGATTATTATTTAATCATAAGGAAGATAGGGAACTCGGATCAATCAAGAACGGCAATTTGCAGTTATTTGAGGATTCAATCGGACTAAGGGCAATTTGTTCGGTAACTGATCCCGAAGTAATGCAAAAGGCTAAAGATAATCAGCTAAAGGGTTGGTCATTCGGTTTTTATTCAAATAAAGACGACTGGCAACAAGCCGAGCCGTACCAAAGGCGATTTATTGAAGATATGGACTTATTAGAAGTAAGTATTTTGGATAAAACACCCGCTTATAATGGCACGTCGATCGAGGCTAGGGACGATAAACACGTCCTAAATGAAACCAGGGGCGACGAGTTCCGGGCAATAATCGAAGATTTAAGCCAGGATCAGCAAAAAGTCGAAGAAACCACGGGCGACGAACCCGAGGAAAAAAGAGATTTCAATAATTTAATTTATGAAATCGAAATATTGAAATTAAAGCGATTCAATTAAGAATTGCTTTTTTTATGCCCTTTTTAGGGTTTTTTAAAATTCAAATTAATTAATAAAGGAGTAATATAAGATATGTTAAAAGTTGAAGTTAAAAGAGTTAAGGAAATCAGAGCATTACCGCCACTTATGGAGAAAAGAAACAATCTTTTAGATGAAATGGAGGCTTTAACAAATAAAGCTACAGAAGAAACAAGAGCATTGAACACGGAAGAAGTAACAAGATTCAACGAAATCAAGGACGAGATCAGAGCGATCGACGAAACTTTGAAATTAGAGGTTGAGGCTAGATCATTTGAAAAAATGATAGAAGATAAGAAAGATCAAACGGCTGAACAAAGATCACTTGACGAGGCTAATTTCTTAAAATTCGTTAAGGGTGAAACTAGAGCGTTAAGCATAGCAGAAAACGGCGGTATTATACCAGTTTCAATTGCTAATCAAATAATCAAAAAGGTTCACGAAATATCACCGATCTTTAACATGGTTACAAGATACAACGTGAGCGGTGATTTAAAATTACCAGTATACGACGAAGATACAAGCGACGTATCTGCGGACTATATAGAGGATTTAACAGAGTTAACAGAATCGACTGGTAAATTTACAACAGTTACACTTCAAAATCATATAATTGGATCACTTGCAAAAGTATCAAGATCGTTAATGAACAGATCAGATTTTGACTTATTAGCGTTCATAATCGACAGAGTTGCTTATACATTCGCAAGAAAAATCGAACATGAGTTAATCGTGGGTACAGATGGAAAAATGAACGGTTTACTTGATGCAGTTAACGAGATCGAAACAGTTACAAGCGGTAAAATTACGGCTGACGATCTTATCGAATTACAAGATCAATTAGTTGAGCCATTCCAAGCTAATGCGTGTTGGCACATGACTAGACAAACAAGAACAGCCCTTAAGAAATTAAAAGATCAATACGGCGAATACTTATTACAAAGAGATTTAACAAAAGAATTCGGGTGGACTTTACTAGGTAAACCAGTTTATATAACTGAAAATATGCCACAAATTGGAGCGGGTACAACACCAGTATGTTACTGCGATCCGACTGGACTAGCTTTAAAAGTATCTAAAGACGTATCTTTACAAGTTCTTAACGAAAAGTTCGCAACTCAAAACGCAACGGGCGTTGTTGCTTTCTTTGAGGCAGATTCTAAAATCGCAAACAACCAAAAAATAGTTAAGTTAAAAATTAAAGCATAGTCAAATAATAGGGGCGAAAGCCCCTTATTTTTTGGGGTGAAAAATGAAATATAGTGAACTTTCAATCAATGAGGTAAAAGAGTATTTAAGAATTGACGACGATTCCGAGAACAACACGGTAAATATGATATTGTTGGCTAGTAAATCATTCGTTAAAGGTTACACAGGCTTAAGCATGGATCAATTAGATCAATATGAGGACTTATCAATCGTGATCCTGGTATTATGTGCGGAAATGTACGATAACAGGCAATTCACAGTTGATAAAGCTAATATAAGCCCCGTGATCTTAATAATACTTAATTTATACAGTATTAATTTATTATAGGGGTGATTTTATGCAAGGATTAACGAGCCGATTAAGGACAAAATTAGCCCTACACGGGAAAGGAATCCCGTTCATTAATGAACTAGGGGAGGACGACTTTAAGGACGGCTTTATCAAGTATATTTATGGTGAAATAATTCCCACGGGTGGAACTAATACGAGCACCCAGGCAGACAGTACCCAGGCGGTAACAAGCCATAAGATCACGATAAGAAGTAAATCAATAGATCAATTAACTGACGATATGTATTTTATATATAAAAATCAAAGGTATGATATTGAATACTTTAACCCAAATTATAAATTTAAGGATTCAATCGAGATCATGGCGAAACTGATCGGAGGGGTTTACAATTAGTGATTTTGGTTTTGATTTTAAAGAGTTAGCAAAATACGAAAAAAAGTTACTAGAAACCGCAACCGAAAAAATGCCCCGAGAAACTAGGAAGTTTGTAAATGGTGAGGGAACAAAATTAAGACGTATAACCGTTAAGAACGCCAGGGCAAAGGTTAAAAAGAAAACAGGAAACTATTTTAAGTCAATAAAAAAAGGTAAACCGTATATTTATCGAGGGAACGGCGGTTATTCCGTGAGGGTTTATAATAGCCCTAAAATTGCCCCACATTCCCACTTAATAGAGGACGGGCACAGGGTTATAGATAAGGACGGAAACGAGGTTAAATATGTACCAGGTTTAAAAGTGGTTGACAGCTCACGCCGTGAGTTTGAAAATCAATTCTACCAGGATATAGAAAACTTTATTGACGATATGCTAGGAAAGGGGCTTTAATATGCTTTCATTGGTACAGATTAATAAAGCCGTAGCGGATCAGCTACGAGGGGCGTTAGTTGGGACACCTTTTGAAAGTGTGCCGATTTCCCCAGGCGATCTTTCAGAGATCGAAAGACCGTCATTAAAAATAGAACTTGACGGGGGCAAACTTGAAAATATAACCGCTAATTTTAAGGGTAGAACCTTAACAATTAGGGTTTATTTTTTTGCAAGTATTTTGAAAAAATACAAGCTAGAAAATTTACAAGTTCAAGAAATAATTGAGGATTCATTTATAAAAGGTATTTGGATCGACGGGAATTACATTCCAATACATGAGGTTAACGCCGAGGTTAACGACACGATCTTACAAGTTGATTTCGATATCGAGATCACCGCACTACATGGCGATTATGATCCGTTTAGTGAGGGATCGGGCGAACTTATGGAAGATTTGGACTTTGATTTTAATGTTAATACTTAATTTTAATATTAATAATTAATATTTAATTTTAATACTAAGGAGGAATTTAAAGAATGAGTAATGTTACATTACCAGAATTAGAGGTCAATTTTAAGCAGTTATCAACTACTTTTATTGAGAGATCAGAAAGAGGAACTGCGATCCTAATAGTTAGGGACGACACGAGCAAGAGTTTTAATTATAAAGAATATGTAGAGCAAGAGGACTTAGACAAGGACGAGGCTTTATATACTGCGGATAATTTCACGTATTTAAGTGATATATTATCGTTTGGTGTGGCTAACTTATCGGTTATAAGAATTGATGTGGCGGACGATATGACCGTCGGTTTAAATTTAATATTATCTAAGGTAAAAACTGGGTGGGTAAGTACAGTCGGAACGGCTGACGATTACGTAAAGATCAATACATGGATAAAGGCAAGAACTAACGAGGGTAAAACTTATAAGGCGTTGACTTATAAATCGACTGCACCCGATCACCAAAATATTAGTAATTTTACTAACCCAAGCGTTACATTTTTGGACGACGTAAGAGGAAAGCAAAACGGTGTTGAGTATATACCGTCACTTTTAGCAATTGCGTGTGTTTGTAATGTTACTAGGGGAATGACTTACTTTGTTTGTAAGAACCTTAAGGAAGTTGAACCAGTTGCGAACGTATCGACTGCGTTAAACAATGGGGAATTAATATTAATTAATGATTTTGATTGTGTAAGGGTAGGAACTGCGATCAATTCACTTGTAACAATCGACGAAAGCAAAGGAATATTTGACGATATGCGTTATATCGAGATCATGGAGGCAACCGACATGATTAAGGAGGATATAAGAGATATTTATAAAACTAAATACGTGGGGGCTTGTAAAAATAGTTTAGATAATCAAATTATTTTCATATCTGCGGTTAATACCTACTTTGAGGGGTTAGCAGATAGCGAAATCCTCGACAATGTTTACGAAAATTACGCTTATATAAACGTTACTAAACAACGTAAGGCGTGGGAAACAGTTAAGCCCGAGGCGAAAACCTGGGACGATGCAAAAGTAAAAAATATGTCATTCAAAAGAAGTACATTTTTAGGTGCTGACGTTAAGGTATTGGGTTCAATGATGAATCTTGACTTTGATGTATTTATGGCGTAATGAGGGGGTTAAATAATGAGCGATATAGTAAATAAGATATTGACAGGTAATAGCGGTAAAGCATGGCTTAACGGTCAATTATTAGCACAGTTAAAAGGAATAGAATTAAAAGTATCGGGAAATTTTGAAGATATAAATTTTTGTGGTGACAGTTCAACACATTCAAAATATACAGGTTGGAGCGGTGAGGGTACAGTCACACTTTACAAGATCGATTCAACATTAATAAAGCTGATCGCAAAGGCGTATCAAACTGGCGTTATGCCCGATATAAAGATCATAACAAAACTAACAGACGAGAGCACAGGAAAAAGCGAAAGGGTTGCAGTAAGTGGAATTACTATCACAGAATTTACACTTGCGAAGTTCGAGGCGAAATCAAACGTCGAAGAAGAATTACCATTAAAATTCTCAAAGTATGAAATATTAGACACCATTTAAGGGGTGCTTTTTTTATACCCTTTTTTACAAGTTATTTCGGAAAAAAATTATTTAGCGAAATAACTTGTATTATAAAAAATCGGCTTGATCCTTTGATTTTACTAGGGTTGAGCCGATTTCCTTAAAATTCGTAATTTTCGTAGTCAAAAAACATACAAGAAATATACATGATTTTTGTATAAAATCACATAAAATCGGAGGTTAAAAACATGAGTAAAAAAGCAATTCAAAAAGCTACTTTTAAAGATTTATTAGCAAAAAAGATTCAAAAGGAACAGGATCAATTTAAGTCAAAGGATATAGAGATTACTTCACTAGGTAAGACGTTAACTTTCATTAAGCCGAAAGATAACGTATTAATTGACGTTATCGACGAAATGGGAGAGGGAAAAAGCACGGGGGACATGGTACAAGCATTTAAAACACTTATATATCATACGTGCCCTATGTTACAAGATACCGAATTACATTCGCAACTAGAAATAAACGATCCCGACGAGGTTGTATCTGCAATTTTTGATCTATCTGACATTATGGAGATCGGGCAAGAATTAATGGAACTTGTAAACATTAATGTGAAAATAGATGAAATAAAAAACTAATCGAGCACGATTCAGAATTTAATATGTATTCATTCTATGCGGTTCGGGGTTGGTCATTGGATCAGCTTGCAAACCTGGATCAATTAGAAAGGATTTTTCTGCATTGTGCCAGGGAAGAGTATTACAAAGAAGAAACCGCAAAATATAAATCTATATTTGGCGGTAAATAGGGGGTGGAGGTTTGGCAAAGACCATACAAGCCATATTAAATTTAAAAGACAATTTTTCCAACACCTTAAAAAATACCACCAACAACACAAAGCAATTTCAAAGGCAATTAAAACACGTTAGTAATTCGGTTAAAGATATGCAACGGGCGGTAATGGGATCATTCGGAGCAATTGCGGGAGGTATCGGGTTACTTGAAGTCGGAAAACAATCGTTAATGTTGGCGAGTGATCTCGAGGAAGTAAAGAACGTAATAGATACAACTTTCGAGGGTTCAGCTAGTACGATTAATGATTGGTCACAAACTGCCCTTAAGTCATTTGGTTTAAGTGAATTGACTGCCAAACAGTTTAACGGTACTTTAGGGGCTATGCTAAGGACTAGCGGATTTACTGGGGATCAGTTGTCAAGTATGACGACGAATCTTTCGGGGTTAGCGGGTGACGTTGCCTCATTTAGAAACTTAAAGCCAGAGGAGGCTTTCGAGAAATTAAGATCAGTTGTAACGGGTAGTAGTGAACCAGTTGAGGAATTGGGGTTAGATTTTAGGGTTGCCAGCTTAGAGGCTTACGCATTATCAAAGGGGATAACCAAACAATGGAAAGATATGTCGAACGCTGAACAAATTCAGATCAGATATAACTACACATTGGAAAAGTTAAATTATTTACAAGGAGATTTCGCAAGAACTGGAAAAGGTTTTGCGGGATCATTGAAAACCGCCAAAGAAAGTTTAAAGCAGTTAGGCGGTCAAATAGGATCAAAAGCGTTACCGCTTGCGACATTATTACTTAACAAATTTAATGATTTTATTACGATTGTGCCGTCACTAGCACAAGGATTTTTAAATTTATTTCCTAACCTATCAGAGAATTTTAATAATATTTATAATACCGTCGTCGGGATCATTAGCGGAATAATTGATAATACGATCCGAATAGGCTCGGAACTATCAGCCCCATTTATGGAGAGTTTCGGGGCGGTTATAGGATTTACAAAAACAGTCGGAGGAACTATTATCGAGGCTTTCAGTTCAATAAGTCAAAATATTGACATGGCAACACTTTTTAACGGTATACGTGACGTGTTAGGCGGGTTATTAACTGATATTACGAACGTGTTTAATTTCTTTAATGATAACTGGGGATTTATAGCCCCTATAATATCGGGGATAACTGGGACAATCCTATCTTACAATATCGCAATGCAAGGAATGGCGATCATAACTAAGGTGGTAACGGCGTTAAAAGTTGCATGGCAAGGCGTAACAATAGCGTGTAATATTGCAATGGGTTTATTAAATGGTACGTTAACCCTTACGCCGTTAGGTTGGATCATTCTTTTAATTGGTGGACTAATTGCGATTGGGGTTGCATTATGGCAAAACTGGGATTATATAAGTGCCAAAGGTCAAGAATTATGGACTAGCATTACGTCAGCATTTACAAGCATGGGCGAATCCATAAAAGGCGTTTGGAATGATGTTAAAAACTCGGTGGGTGGATTTATTAATTATTGTATTGACGGGATCAACTCATTAATTGAGGGATTTAATTCACTCGGCGGGATCACGATCCCCGATTGGGTTCCAGGGGTTGGTGGTAATAGTTTCGATTTAAATATCCCTACGATCCCAAGATTTGCGACTGGTACTCAATATTTCGGCGGAGGACTTGCGGAGATCGGAGAGCACGGCGGGGAAATAGTAAACTTACCAAACGGATCGCAAGTTATACCCGCAGATAAAACCGATAAGATTCTAAACAGATCGGGAGGCACGATCGTAAATGTTACGGTTCAAGGGAACGTCATTGGAAATCACCAGTTTGTAAATGAAATGGGTGAGATTATCACAGGAAAAATTAAATTAGCATTATCAAACAATTAGGGGGGATCAAATGTATTACACGGCTTTCATATCTAAAAAGGATAAGTTAAAAATGTTACAATTTCCGATCCCGCTTGAAGAATTACCCGCAGTAAAGAGCGGTCAAAATACCGAGAGTTTTACAGATTTTAACGGCGTTGAGTATACTTTCATTACTGGGAGTAAACCCCTAGAATTTAATCTTAAAACCTGGATTCCTAAAGAGGGTACGTCGTGCCCTTTTCAGCTTGTAAAAAATCCGAATAAGTCAGATTATACCGCAGTTCTAAACTGGGCTTTAGATAAGAAAGAACCGATCTATTTGGTACTTTGTAATAATACGGGCTTAACGATAATTCAAGGACTTTTCACGATTGATTTTGAAGAAAGCCGAAACCAGTACGGCGACACAACCCTTTCGATTGACTTTAAACAATGGAGAGATTACAACGCATGATATATAAGTTAGTTACAAAGGGCACGGATATATTAATAAAATCTAATAATTTATCCTGGGGTAGTGATTCGCAGTCGTTAGGCTCGACACTTGCTTTCGATAGCTTACACAGTTTAAGCATGGGGCAAGTTGTCAGCTTTTTTATTGATAATTACGAGGTATTTAGGGGCACGGTTGTAAAGTGTACAGAAAATAAATTTTCTTATTCGTATACGTGTTTTGATTATTCATTCTATTTAAAAAGTGAAGTGGTTAAACAGTTCAATAATATTGACGTTACGAGCGGTTTGAGTTCTCTTTTATTAGAGTTCGGAATCGAGCACATTATAATTAATATCCCTACCAAGATCAATAAATTTTACAAAGGGGATTCAATCGAAAAAATAATCGACGACTTTTTAGATCAAGCGGGAAAAGATCAAGCGGTTAACTATTTTAAAGAAATGCAAGGGGCTAAATTACTTATAGATCGGTTGGATAGTAAGTATATTTACCCTAAATTTTTATATGACAAAGATATCAAGATCGATTATACAATCGAGAATATGAAAAATAAAATCCAGGTCGTGAGTAATTCCGAAGAAAGTTCGCCGATCCAGGCGGAAAGCGAGGATAAAAATTCTCAATGGTATTACGGTTTATTACAACACGTTGAGAAAGTCGAAGATAAGGATATTTCACAGGCGAAAAATATCGCTGATAACTTATTAAAATCACTTAACAGGATCGAACACAGTACAACAGTTCCGTTATTGGTTTTAAGTGGTGCTGAAACGATCCAGGCTAATCGATTGATTTACTTAAGTAATGATAAGTTATCGCCTGGGTGGTATAAGATCAAGTCAGCTAATCACACGGTAACGAGTGGGATTCATAAAGTTAATATTAGTGTGGAGTGGTAAAAATGAACTGGGCGAATGAATTAGCGAGAGAATTTAAAAAAAGAGATAACGAAAGCCCATTAGGTGCAGTCAAAGGAACAGTAATAACAGTCAATCCGCTTAAGATATCGATCTTAGGGGGTAGAGTATTTTTAACGGCTGATATGGTTTATATGTGCAGTAGCTTACTTAATGGGATTGATCGATCTGCTACTATACAGATAAACGGCGGGACTGCAACAGATGGGAAAATAACATTTAAGGACGTTTTAAAAGATAAAGACGAAGTCTTATGCTTACCCGCAGAGGGAGGGCAAACGTTCTTTATAATCGATAAGGTGGTGTAATATGTTTTTTCCTATTAACCAGGATCAGAACGAAAATACTAGCACAACAACTAAAAATAATAATTTTGGAAAGTCGTTCTTATTCGATTTTGATAAGGGCGACTTTGTTTTAGTTGACGGAAAAACTCAAATAGTTGAGGGTGAACAAGCCCTTAAGATGTGGATCAAGAAAGCATTAAAAACAGAAAAGTATAAATATAAAATTTATGAAATTATCGACGATACTTACGGGATCGAATTAAATGAGTTTATACATTCGGAATATCCAACAGGCGTAATTTATGCGGGGATTCAGTCGAGCATTACAGAAATGTTAATCAAGCACCCCGATATTACCGCCGTGACAAGTTTTGAATTTACAAGGAATAAGCAAAATTTAAGCGTGTCTTTTATTGTATCGTCAGTTTATGGAGCAATTACCGAGGGGGTGACGTTATAAGATGGCAGAGAGTTCAGCAATAGTTTTAAATAGAATGTTAGGGAATGTTGATCCGAAGTATGACACAAGCGACGGATCATTTTTTTATGACTTTAACGCCCCTATGTCAATCGAACTGGGGGAGGCTTATAAGTTAGTCGAGGATATAATCACCCGTCGAAATATTGCCACGTCAACAGGCGAGTACTTGACGGAACTATGTTCCGAGGAAGGAATCGACCGACATTTGGCAACTTATTCGATCGGATCAGTAACCTTGACAGGACTACCAGGGGCAACCGTATCGCCTGGCGATTTGGTATCGAGCGGGTTAATAAATTTCGAGGTTTTAGAATCCGCAGTCGTTCCCGTAGGTGGACAAGTAACGGTTAATATTCAATCAAAAGTTTTAGGATCAATCGGAAATGTACCAGTTGGATCGATCAAGAGTTTTCCAAAGACATTAACGGGAATTACGGCAGTAACCAACACCGAACCCACGACGGGCGGATATGACCAGGAGAGCGACGACAACTTAAGAGAGCGATATTATATCAAGGTTAGAACGCCAGGAACGTCGGGGAATCCCTATCATTATCTTTCATGGGCTAGGGACGTTGTCGGTGTAGGATTGGCGAAAGTCTTTGATACCTGGAACGGCGGGGGATCGGTTAAAGTCGTTATAGCGGATTCAAACAAAAGAGGGGCTAATCAAACGTTAATTACTAACACTTTTAATTATATCGAAAGTCAACGCCCGATCGGGGCTAATGTGACCGTAATATCAGCGATCGAAAAGTCGTTAAATATTACGGCAAGTATAACCCTACAACCTGGGGGCGATTTGGCGACAGTTAAGGCTCAATTCTCGACGGCCTTAGATACTTACTTAAAAAGTGTTGCTTTCAATACTACTTATATTAGTATCGCATTTGTTGGAAATCTCCTTTTAGATACTGGGATCAAAGATTATACAAATTTACAGATCAACGGCAAAGCTGAACCCGTGACATTGACCGAGGAAGAAATCGCCGTCATTGGATCGGTAACATTTAGTTAAGGGGGCTTATAGATGGAATTTACAAAAGATCAGATTATCGCAAAAGCCCCCGATCTTATGAAAGATATGCCCGAGTATTACCAAAGTTCGGACGTTGCTAAAAATCAGTTATATATTGAAGAATACGAGGTCGGGCGGTTAATGGTTACGATCCAGGACGTAGAGGATCAATTATATATTGATCGGGCAACCTGGGGGCTAGACATTTACGAAAAGGCTTATAATATCACCCCTAAAGATGGGGCTAGTTATGAGGAAAGGCGAGAGGTTATCAAAGCCAAAAAGAGAGGTAGAGGGACAACCACAAAAGCCATGATTAAAAATACTGCGGAGGCGTTTTCTGGTGGGGACGTTGATATCATAGAAAGCCCCGCCGATTTCTCTTTTAAGATCAAGTTTGTAGGAACTAAAGGGATTCCGCAGAATATGGCGGGATTTCTTAACATGATCCGAGAGATCAAACCCGCTCATTTGGTTTGTGACGTTGAATATTCATACAACGTATGGAATGTAATTAATTCTAAACAAATGACATGGAACACGGCGAACGCTAAAACATGGGAAGAAATGAAAGTCATTTAATAGGAGGCTAACAAATGAAGAATACAACTAATTATAAATTAAAAAAGCCCGAGGGTACGGACGTTGTAAATGTTGAAGATTTCAACGCAAACGCTGATATTATCGACGGTAAATTAAAAGAGTTAGAAACTAACGAAATATTTTACGCAGTTGCCACAGGATCAGCGAACAATTACGCCGTTTCAATAAGTGCATTAAGTACACTAAGTACATATTTTGACGGGTTGGCGGTTTGTGTAAAGATCAATGCAGTAAGCACGGGAGCCAGTACCCTAAACGTTAACGGGTGGGGTGCTAAATCGATCGTCGATAGTTTGGGGAATCCAATCACTAACGGCGGGTTAAAAGCGAATACGCCGTATACATTACGATATAATGGATCGGTTTTTATATTACAGGGTAAAGGGGGCGGGGGAAATGTAACCGCAGATAAATTATTGATAGGATATAAAGCCACAGGGGACACGGGCGAAGTAGTTGGAACTATGCCCGACAATGGAGCGATAAACATAACACCAGGAGCAACCGCAAAGACTATACCGCAAGGATATACAAGCGGGGGAACAGTTGCGGGAGATTCAGACTTAATAACTGGAAACATAAAAGCGGGGGTTAATATTTTCGGGGTGACTGGTAAATCGTCAGTAGTTGACACCGCCGACGGATCAGCGAACCCCGATCAAATGTTAACAGGATCAAACGCATATGTTAACGGCTCAAAGGTCGTGGGGACAATGCCAAACAATGGAGCGTTAACAATCACGCCAGGGGCTACCGCAAAGACTATACCTTTAGGCTTTCATAATGGATCGGGAACAGTTACGGGGGATTCAAATTTAATAAGTGCTAACATCAAAGCGGGTAAAACTATTTTTGGAGTTACTGGCAGTACAAACGTGGTTGACACGGCAGATGCTAACCTCAATCCAGCTTATTTGTTAAGCGGATATTCTGGCTATGATGATGGAGTTAAAAAGGCGGGTACTTTGACTAATTTAGGATCATCACAAACCGCACACGATACATGGACAGACGGGAATGGAACGCTAGTTTTTAGAGTTCCGTCGATAGGTGCATTCACAAGTAATGTAAATGGATATAAACCCGAAGTCAATAAGTATGATGGGAATTTTATAGCCTCAAATATAGTTAGTGGTAAGAATATTTTCGGAGTTGGCGGAACTGCAAACCCGTATAGTATGGGCGGGTTATATTATGCAAGTGGTACAGCTACTCCGACAATAGGATTAGTTTCGTCAACTTCAAATTGTGGAAATCTAGCAAATATACCTTTTCCATTTAGTAATATAGTTTTCTTTGCGTGTAAAGGAACTTTTAATGGTAAAAGTTCAACGGGTATTCCATTCAGTTCAACAGGATTTTGTTACTATCACGTTAATGTATATTCGGATGCTTGTATTATACCTGGATATGGAGCAAATCAATATTATAAACAAAACTGGTTCAAAGCCTCCATACCATTTTATTATTTTGGTAGTAGTGGTGGAAGTGTTTCGAGTGGGTCGGTTACCTGGTGGGCGTGTGGTTATTAGAATGGAGGCGATTAAATGATAATTGAAATATGTTCAAAAATATATTACGAAAAAAACTCGGGTAACGTAATCCATATTACGCCCGAAATGAAAGGAGATTATGAACCACAAACAAAAAAGCATGATATGGATTTTTATCCACAGTTAAAGGCTTATAATATTAACGATATTGAGTTTATAGAGTTAGAGTATGGGACAATGTTTAAAACATTTGAGAATTTAAAATCATATTCAGTGAATACAACAACTAAAGAATTAGAATGTATTTACTTTACAAGCGAAGAACTCGAAGAGATGGAGCAGAACGCCCAGGACATTCACCACCTGGCGGAACGTAGTTGTAATATATCGAATTATTTAGACGAAAATCCGAATAGTATGAGCGATATAGAAAACTATATTTTACAAAATGAATTAAATAAAATAACGGAAGGAATGAACTAAAATGACTGCAACTCAAAAATTATTAGGTAATATATTAAGAAATAGAATTAATACGGAATTAACAAAGCCCCAGGATCAGAGAGATTTTACAAGTATTCAAGCCGATATGGATATATTACTGGCGGGTGGAAAGATCACGGCGGATCAGTATACTGAATTAGAAAATTTAATGGGCGTTTAATATGGTAACAGATTAGGACTTTTCGGAAGTCTTTTTTTATTACCCTAAATAGGAGGTTTAAGACGTGGACAATATCAATGTATTAATTACTTTAGGGTGTACGGTGGTGGGGGCTTACGTGGGTGTTATGACTTATAAAAACGGATTTAAAAAAGATATACAAGCCGATACAGTACAACAAACGGAAATAAAGGTTCAATTATCTTACATATCACAGGGGATCATTGACATTCAGACAAAACTAAATAAGCAAGATAAATTTAACAATGATATCCTGGTGAGGGTTGCAAAGGTTGAGGAATCCACCAAGTCAGCCCACCACAGGATCGACGAAATTTTACAATAAAAGGAGTGTAATAAACATATGAATATAGATTTAAAATCAAGATTAAAAAATAAGACTTTTTGGATCTACTTAATAAGTACGATCGTAACATTAACCCAACTTTTCGGGGTGAAAGTATTCCCCGATAACTGGGAAACTATTTTAAATACTGTATTAGGCTTATTGGTTGTTATGGGGGTTATAGTTGATAATAGTACCCCAGGCGTTAGCGATAGCACTACAGACAACGGGGAGGCTTTACAATAATGAAAATAGGACTTAGGGCGGGGCACTCCGATAATTGTATCGGGGCGGTCGGAATCGTCAACGAACACGAGGAAATGAAAAAATATTATACCGCAGTAAAAAGCGTATTAGAAAAATACGGTCATACCGTGATCGACTGCAACTCGAACGGATCGACTGCGGGTGATGAACTATCAGAGGGGGCGAACAAGTCGAACGGGGCGAACGTTGATCTATTTGTCAGCCTCCATATGAACGCCAGTAATGGACAAGGTCACGGCGTTGAGGCGTTAGTCAGTTCCGCAACTAGCGGGGCTTATAAGTACGCCTTAAACCTATGTAATAATTTTGGAGCATTGTTCACTAATAGGGGCGTGAAATACGAAAGCGGATTTTATGAAATGAACCACATAAAAGCCCCGAATGTAATTTTTGAATTGTGTTTCTGCGATAGTGAAACAGATATAGCAATATATAATAAGTATTCATGGGATCAATTAGCTTATAGGTTCGCTAATGCGATCGATTCAGCTATCCCAATCGAACCGCCTACAGATAATCAAAAAGGGTATATCGTTACAAACTATTTACCGCCCGATTCTGCGACTTATGACGGTGTTAATATAAATACAGTCTTAAAGTATTTCCCTGGGGTTACGTGCTACGTGAGGGGCAATAATAAAGGCGTATGGATCGAAACTCAATACTTACCATTAGATCAATGCAACCAGTTAAAAAATTCTTTAGGATCATGGTTCTATGAAATAAAGAAATAGTAAAAGCCCGTAGGTAACTTAATTGTTACTTACGGGCTTATTTTTTTATAGAAATTCATACTTTGAACATTCTGCAAATTCGGTATAATCTACGCCGTCACTATCTTTCGTATGGTTGGGGCTGATTTCTAAAACTTTCAATGTACAATATCCATTTTCATTATGTTTACAATCCAACATATCACATACTACAATCATAAATTTAACTGCTTATATTTTAATTTATGGATCGTGGAGCATTAAGCCCCACCAGGTTATTTTTTATATATCCGAATTTAGTCATGTACTTTTCTGCACCTTTAAGACTTTTAAAATTTTTACTAGAGGCTAAAGTCACCGCCGTATGTGTTTTGGAATCATGTATTATTATAGCCCCTTTGTTCGCTGATCCTTTTATATAATCTATTATTAACATTCTTAACACTCCTTATTATATAAGGGGCTTACGCCCCAGTTATTATTTAGTTTTTAATAATGTTTTGATTAATTCCTTAACTTGTTTTTCAGTTCCGCTGAAAGTTATTGTTTCGGTTTTGCGATCCCTAACGTTGAAGTAATTCTCGTAACAAGTTCTTTCGATATACATTGTTTCTTTTAATTTTGTTAATGTCATTTGTAAAACCACCTTTTTTATATTTTTTGTAGCACCTCCTTACAAGTATTATTATATAACAGGTGCGTACACCTGTCAACACCTTTTGAAAAGAAATATAAAAAATTTTAAATAAAAAAAAAAGAGATCATTCGATCCCTTTAGGTGGTTACTGGTTTAACCCAGGTAATATTATTATAATCAGTTAAGCCCGATTGTAATAACTCGGTTAATACCTTTCGACCGCCTCGAGGCGTGTAAGGTAATTCAATATTAAATTTAGGATCGATATTCGTTCCCATGCTTAAGAATCCATATTCTGAATGATACAAGGCGAACCCCGTTGATTCAGTTTGAACCCTAGCAGTTCCGAACCTATGCCCTTTTATGCTTTTTATTTTTGATTGTTTAAATATTAATTCATTATTCATTTACAACACTCCTTAAGTTTTAGTATGGGGCTTACGCCCCACCTTTTATAAATGCGTATACATTCCAGTTATTGAAGTAAATATATCTTGTAGCTGATCCGCATATATTCCGTCAGATACTTTTATATCTTTTTCTTTGATTTCTGAATACTCGAAAGTTTTCATGTTTAACTTACCGCCAGTAAGTTTAAAAAATCTGATTTGGTATGTATCATTTGGATCGAGTGTTATTGTTAAGCGGTTCGCCTTACTCATGTTTTTTGGTAAAGTCATGTGTAACTTATTTCCGTCACTCATTAAGTTTTTAGCCCCTGTCATGGCTAGGAACTTATTTCCGCCTAGTTGTTGTAATATTGTTTTTGCAATTTCCATTTTTTAACCACCTTTTTTATATTTATTTCGTAACGTCCTTACAAATAATATTATATAATAGGTGTGTGCAGGTGTCAACACCTAAAGCGAAAAAAAATAATATTAAATATTAATATTACAACTTGATATCATATATTAATATTTAATATTAATATTTAGTATTAGTATTATATTTCCTCATATCCGCAGATCATTTTTACCCCGTGAACATTTGCAATTATTACATTTGCGGGAATTATTATTTTTCTATCATGGGAAACATTTTTATATATTCTTAACGCCTCGATTTCGGTATCGTATGCCCCTAAAATATTTTCGTTTTCCGTTCCCTTATTCTCCAATAATACAAACTTATTCTTTTCGATCTCCTGGGGAAAGTCTAACACGCTCATAAGTTTTTCGCTCATAATAAACACCGCCTTATATATGTTAAACTTATTATAAAATAAGAGTGCCAGTTTTACAACTGACACCCATTTGTTTAGAGGGCTTTGTTTCTCCTTATTTGTTCCACGATCTCGATTATTATGTTAGCGGGTGGAACGTTTGAAAGTTCGATTATTTTTTGGTTGTCGTCATGGACTGGATAATATGTATTTTTAATTATCTGCATAGCCTCCGCCCATTCCTCATTTGTGATTTTAAATTTCTCAATTATAAACATTGTAGCACCTCCTTACAAATATAATTATATCATAGGTGTGTACACCTGTCAACACCCGAATGTATTTTTTGTATTGATTGTATATACGAAATGTATATTTTGTATTGATTGTATGGACAATCTAAACATTAAAAATAATGTTAGACATTCAAAGAAAATAATAGTAAAATGTAAACATATAAAACATTAAGTAAAATAAAAAAACCCAGTCATTAAGACCAGGTTTAAAATTGAATATCAAAAAAGCCCTTCAAAACCTTTTAAGTAATTGGCGTTACTTAAAGAGTTATACCACGATATGAACGTATCATGGCGAAGAACTTCCTCGAAACATTTATATTTAGTAATTGGACGTTACAAAAATATAAATGGTAGTTAACTTACGTTAACAAATATTAATTTGTTAATGATAGTATAACTTATATTTGTTGAATTTTCAATACTCTTTTTTGTGTACACCTAACATAAGTTGTTGTGAGGGTGTACACCGAAAAGAGTATTTTTATTTTGCTTAAAACTAGGAAAGGAGGCGATCACATGGACAATAAAAAGATTATTGATTATTTCTTGAATGAGATTTACAGAAGTAAAGACCCGATAATTTCAAAAGTTGAACTGGTAGAGTTCGCAAAAAGTCTAGGTATGGACGTAAAAAGCAAAACTACCAAGTCAGATATATTTGATTGGATCACCGAAAATAATTTTTTCGATCAGTTATATGAGAAATTAAAAGATCGTGTTTTAGTTCCGTCCTGGGACGTTGGCGATCATTACGGACTGACAGGGGAAGAAATAAACGAACTCCAAAGAATAGGGGTAATAAAAGAAGTTCCCCAGGTAAAAGAATTTTATAGCCGAAAATATAAAGAAGATTTCGAGGCGAACGTGTACCCGCTAGAAATATTTAATTATTCCAAAGAGGAATTAAAAGCAAAATTTAAAAATGCGTATGGTGGGGAAGTTCATTCCTTAAGGATCGAAACAAAAAAGAAAGAAGATTTACAACCGATCGTCGAAGTTTTGGAGCGTAGTTTTAAACTGGTCAGCGATCCAAAAACTTACGATCACCGAAACGATCTAGGGCAATACACTTACTTTAAAATAAAACTATTAAATAATACCGAAGAAGAAAGCAACGCCCTATTATTAGAGATTCAAAAGCTAAAGCAAGAGATCAAGAAAGTAAAGCAAGAAAAAGATCAGCTAAGAGAGGAAAAAAATAAGAAACTCGACGACATAGTGGATATTTTAGAAAAGTATCTAGGCGACGGAATCAATATGCTGAACTTAGAAAGCCGATTAGAAAAATTAAAAAATGGAGGCTTATAAAATGTTATTTGAAGATTGCGATCTTTATAATTTAGAAAATCCAATCCCCATAATTAACCTTGATAATTTATCAATGGATCAATGTATCAAGATAAATGATAACTGGGAAAAGATTTTAAGCACCATGCACCAGGAGGCAGTCGAGAAATTAAGTGATCTGCCTACCAAAACATTAAAAGATAAAATTGAGTTCATTGGAGAATATCTCGAATTGACTTGTGAATAAAAAAAATTTTAAATAGTTTTTCCCCTGAAAAAGTGCCACTTAATTGAGGAGGGAGAAAAACCGCCCAAAATGAGGTCGTATACCACCTTAATGGTATATAGTAGGATCGCCGAAAAGCTACTTAAAACAAAAGGAAAGGTCATTCCCTTATGATCGTCGCTAAGTGGACTGGAACACGTCCAAAGGGGCAACAACCTTGATACGTTGATATAAGTATTAATATAATAATTAATATTTATATGAGCGGATCAATAAAACCTACTTGCATTACTTACGGGGGTTGTTGTGGTGTTGTCAGCCAAGAATTGGACTGGGGGTTTCCTTATCTCTATTTAACACATAGGGAGCGTTTGAACCATCAAAAGACTAGGGTGAGGATTAGTTTATATATGGGTTCATTATGAATAAGTAATGTATTGAAGAACGTAATTCCTATTAGGATTTTATAAATTTGATAATTCAGTCTAACACTTCCCAAGCTTATATAAACATTTGTTCGGGTGGTGTTAGGCTGAATTATCTCTGCTTTCGTTTCAAACCTTTAGGATTTTATGCCCTGGCGATACTCGAAGTCAATACTTAAATCTAAAGTATAGTAGTAACTTTCGGGTTTTAGTGTAATACGATCCTAACGGATCAGATCGGTTTTAAGAGTTACATAAGGGAACGAGTACAGAAGTTAAGAAAAGCGAACAATAGAAAG